AGTTATCCCTGAGATTCGAGTATATGAGCCGGACGAGTTGACGAAGTTTGAGGTTAAGAAGTTGCACGTTTCAGGGCTGACAAGGCGTGAAATTGCGCGCCGGCTTAGTCTTACAAAGTCGCAGGTTTTATGGACGTTGAACAGCTTAACAGGCGTTCATGCTGAATTGAGCAATGAAGAGCCGCTTCATGTCGATGATGTGCAGTATCGAGTTTATAAGAGCATCGGCAAGCGGTGGAAGAATCAACAGGAACTAGAGCGCAGGTTAAATATGCCTTATTCAATGATTGAGCAAATCATTGAGGAATTGGCAGAGTTAAATGCAGTTAAGGTAACGAAGGTTAAGGACGCGAAAGAGTATGAACGGTTAGATGCGCGTTTGGAAATCACACATAAAAGGGGCGGCTTACTAGGTGGAAATTAAAATCAAGTTAGCAGATGGGGCAAAGATGCCTAAACGAATGACGGATGGCGCGGTAGGTTATGACTTGTTTTCGAGTGAAACATGCGTAATTGGTGCAGGCGAAACGCGGATCGTAGCCACAGGAGTTAGTGTGGAGTTGCCGGATGGTTATGAAATGCAGATTAGACCGCGATCAGGATTGTCGGCGAAGTATGACATATTGCAAATACTGGGGACAATTGATTCAGACTATCGCGGCAATATCGGAATAATCATTAAAAACATTGGAAAAGAAGGATTCGCGATTGGTGCAGGTGATCGGATTGCGCAGGCAGTATTTAATAAGGTCGAGTTGCCAGTGTTGATTGAAGTTGACGAGATTGGCGAAACGAAGCGCGGAAGCGGCGGTTTTGGTCATACAGGCATAGTGGCAGAGCAGGCGCGAGAATTGGAGAAACTGGTTAATAAGGTAATGCGGAATGAGTAAAAACAATATGTACGCTTGCGAATGCGGATGCAAATAAATCGTTTGTGGTGAATGCAAGAGAGTTTTTGGAATGGATGAGGAGCACGAATGTCAAATGGTTGAGAAGAAAGAGTCAAAAATGACTGAAAAAGTTAAACTGCCGAAAGACGTCTGCGATGCGTTGGATTTAGCTATTAAGAATAATTACGCCGATTATGAAATTATTTTTTATTGTGGAAATAAAGATTTTGGCAGAGTGTTTAGCGCTTTAAATGAAGTTAATTACAAGTTAATATCGAAAGCATTGTTGTTTGGCTATGAGCCAGAGTTATCAGCGGAAGAACAGTTGGAACAATACTTTGAAAGTCCATTACTTGCTTCGAATGGTACTTATCGTGGCGATGTGATCGATGCGCTTCGAACGCATGGCATTTATTACGATTGGATGGAGGAAACGAAATGAGTTATGATGCGGAATCATTGTACAAAACAGCTTATCAAAAGATGCTTTCATATCGTGCAGAGACAATTTCGGATAAAGAAAACGTACTTAATAAAGTATCACAAACTTATTCAGACGGTCATCTGGACGGTATCGATTCTTGTTTAGCGATTTTGAAAAGCACTCACATGATCTTAGAACTGGATGGTGATGCGGAATGAATAGAGCAGAAATAGAAATCGCGGTTTTGCAGGAAGCTAAAGAAAATATACAGGCAATTTATGATTATCATAAAGAGAAAAAAATAGGTGCTACTCAATATGAAAATAATGGTTTAACAGTCCAATTATTTGCAAATGCATTAATTGGCTTAGAGTTAGCGATAGATGAAATTGACAAAATGATCGACGAGACGCAAAATGATTGATCGTGATATTCGGCGGCGGATACTCTCTATCATGGTCATTTTGAACAGGAAGCAAGTTGAAATGACGGTCAAGCAAGTTATTTTTGAGTTAAAGCGAATGTACAGTGGACAATACCAAGTGGAGCGTCGGGCAGTGTATGCTGATTTGAAAGCGTTGGAGGATTTCGGACAGGTCACAATTCGAACTGGAGCGGCGAACACGATCTATGCAAAAAGTGCAACGGTTCGAGATATGGCAGAAGTTATTTAGCTTAAACGAGTACAGAAACGAACACTTTCACAAGCTAAACGCGATTAAAAGAGAATGGGCGAACGCGACAAAACTAGCTTGCATTTGGAATAAGATAGAGCCAGTGGACAAATGCCAATTGTCATTTGTGTTCGTTGTGCCGGATCGGAAGCGGCGAGATGTGGACAATTACGCGGCAACGGTAAAGATGGTCATTGATGGATTGGTTGCGGCGGAGGTGTTACTAGATGATTCTTTTCAATATGTTCAGAAGATTGAAATGGAGATACAGGTTAAGCCGAAGGCGTTTGGGATCGTCTGCGAAATCAAGTCAGACGAATAACTATAACTGGTGGTGGTTCAGTGATGGAAAAAATGTACGGTGTGAGGATTCGGCACAGAGTTATGAAGACAACTAGCGATTATTGGTTCGACACACCGGAGCAGATGGAGCGCCAGATGAAGATATTCAATCCGCAAAAGTATGAGGTTATCGAGTATTTGGATAATCAAGCAAGTCTGATTTTTGATATCGAACAAAAATGATAAAATAAAAGTAAGCATGAGCCAGCCGAATGCGGTTGGTTTTTTTGCTATCTAGGGATGGAATGAGGTGGCAAAAATGAGTAGACCAATTAAGTTAAATAAAGAAATTATCGCAGAAATGGCGAAGTATGTATCCGAGGGTTCATCATATCGGGATGCGGCTACATTATGCGGAGTTGTTCCGAATACGTTTCTTGATTGGCGAAAACGCGGAGAAGAGGATATGAACAACGGAAAAGACAGTCTTTTTTCGGAGTTTTTGCGCACATTAAAAGAATCCGAAGCAAAAGCAAAAGCGGAAGCGATAAGATATATCCAACGTTCAGAGGATTGGAAGGCGCGAGCGTGGTATCTTGAGCGCAAATATAATGATGAATTCGGCAACAAGCAAAAGATTGAACATAGCGGCGATGATGAAAAGCCTGTTACGGTGAAGTTAAAATGGGATTAAAAGAAATAGAATTGTACGCGCCGCATAGTGGGCAGAAGCAATTTCATGAAACGCCTGATATAAGCAAGCGTTCACGATTTCGGATTGCGTGCTGTGGTCGCCGCTTCGGTAAGACGATGGCAAGCGCTAACGAGTTGCTAGAGCATGCTATAGCATATAAAAAAACGGTCAATTGGTGGGTAAGTCCGACTTATCAACAGGCTATGATTGTTTACCGAATGATAGAAAACGCGTTGATGGATTCCGGCTTCATGGTTGAAAATCTCAAAAGTGAAAAGCGAATACTTTTGAGAAACAACTCTACAATCTCTTTTAAGTCTGCCGACAATTTTAATGCGTTGCGCGGTGAAGGTGTAAACTTCTTAGTCATAGATGAAGCGGCGACGATTCAACGTGAAGCATGGGAGCAGGCGTTAAGACCTACCTTGTCAGACAAAAATGGACGCGCGTTGATAGTGGGGACACCGAAGGGGCGCAATTGGTTTTATGAATTATATTCGCGCGGATGCGATCCAGAGCAAAACGAGTATAAAAGCTATTCTTTTCCCACTTGGACGAATCCACTTATTCCGCAAACAGAGATCGAAGAGGTCAGGCGTTCCCTTCCTGCTGATGTGTTCCGGCAAGAGTACGAAGCGCAGTTTCTTGAAGACAGTGCCGGAGTGTTCCGCAACATTCGCGAATGTGTGACAGGTCAATTTCAAGAGCCAGTTAAGGGAAAACAGTATTATATCGGGTGGGATATTGCCAAGCATCAAGACTTTTCCGTACTGGTCTGCATGGATTCGAATAGGCACGTTGTGGCGTTTGATCGATTTAATTAGATTGACTACAGTCTGCAATTGTCTAGGGTATCGGCAATGGCGGAAAAGTACCGCGCTAGTGTGCTGATGGATTCGACAGGTGCAGGAGATCCCGTTATGGAGCAACTTCGAGCGCGTGGCGTAAGTGTTGAAGGTTATCATTTGTCGAGTCAGTCAAAACAACAATTAATCGAGCATTTAGCGGTAGGAATCGAGCAACGTCTTTTAACTTTTCCACAAATTGACGTGCTAATAAATGAGTTACAGATATACGAATACGAAATGACTCGAGCCGGAAATGTGCGATATAATGCGCCGAGTGGATTTCATGACGATACAGTCATAGCGCTTGGATTGGCTTATTGGAAAAGTAAGCAGACACCTGCAATCATGTTCTAATTTTACGCTATAATATAATAAGTCAAAACTGAAAAATGGAGGTGAGCGAGTGGGAATTTTAGACTTTCTCAAGAAGGACAAATGGCGTTATGTGATGCAAGGTAATTTCGACAGACCAGTATGGACAACGCAAAAAGATAAGCAATTTATCACGGAAGGCTATAATAGAGTCGTGTGGGTTTACGCTTGTGTAAGCGCAATTTCGGGCGCTGTGTCAAGCGTGCCATGGTTGCTTTATCGTAAAGGGCGCGGCGGTCGGTTGATCGAGATTACAGACCATCCCATTTTAACCATGCTGAACAGTAAAGCGAATCCGCATATGAGCGGAAAGGACTTTATCGACTATTGGGCAACATACCTTGCTATTGAAGGCAAATTCTATGCTGAATACTCAAATCCCAACGCACCAATGGCGATGTATCCGTTATACCCTCATTACATGTACCCGATTCCACACCGGACTGAATTTATCGGCGGATATGAGTATCGACTGGATACGCCAATTTTATACACGCCGGAAGAAGTCCTTTGGTCGAAATTCAATGATCCACTAGATGTGTACCAAGGGCAGTCACCAATTCGTGCATTATCGCGGACGATTGACACTGAAAATGAAGCGGTTGACTGGAATAAGTCGACACTACAAAACGCAGGGGTTCCTGCAGGCGTATTCCAGATTCAGAATCCATCTCCGGAGTTGCAGGAGACGTTGCGCGAAGAATGGCGCAAGCGTTATGCAGGCGGAAGCAATGCGCGTATTCCATTGATCCTGAATGCTGACAAGGCGACGTATCAGCAAATTGGATTGTCAGCTATGGATATGGACTTTTTGAATCAGCGTAAAGTAAACCGTACCGAGATTTGCGCCGCATTCGGTGTGCCATCGCAAATTGTAGGAGATCCCGAAGGACAGACGTATAGCAATTATGGCGAAGCACAAAAAGCGTTTTGGGAAAACACCGTAATAAGTCGATACTTAGACCATATGCTAGACAAGTTGCAGTCCGACTTGCTACCGAGATATTCCGATTCGCTAGTTTTGAAATATGATTTGACTGGTGTAGGAGCTCTTAAAGAAAACGAGGACAAGAAGTCCAAGCGAGTAATTGAGCAATTCAAAGCCGGACTGATTAAACGCAATGAAGGGCGCTATGCGTTGGATTATGAAGACGATCCGATTTCGGGCAATCTCTATTTCAACGAATTAGCAGTCGCCGGATCAGCGCCGCTTCAAGAAGTCGAACAGCCAGAAGCGCCAGAGATGGAAGAGCCGGAAGAGACGGAGCCGGAGGAAATGGAAGAGCCGGAAGAAGTCGAACTGGAAGATGGCGACGAGGAAGAAGAAGCTACCGAGATTCAAATCGAAATTGCAAAAAAAAAGTACCTACCAATTTTCCGGTAGCAGGTGAAGATAAAACCGTCTCACTTGCAAACAGTCAGTTTGAATTGTTCCCATTAGACTATGCCGAAGACCTTCGCAACAACTATCCAGATATTTGGGCAAAAGGTGGAAATATTCAGGGAAACGATACCTACCGAGTAATTCGTCGCGTTCGTGACGAGGGGAAGTCTGCTGATGAATTGACAGCAAATGATATCGAGATTATACGGATGCGTGAAGCGTGGTCAGCGCGTCACTACCGAGACCACCGCCTATCAGGTGTAATTGCACAGGTAAAATGGCACATGGTAGGTTCGCGTGGATTGGATCATATGAAATCGGTTATTCAAGAAGCGAAGGACAAGCAAAAGAAATCGGTTGATATGTCACCGGATGAAATGAAGATGTATTGGAAACGTATCGATGCAGAGCGTGAGCGCTATATCGTCAAGACCAAACGCGAGATTAAGCGCTATTTTGTGGATCAGCAATCGAAACTTATGAAGCAATTGGAAGGCGCGTCAGCATTCGAAGCGGAGCGTATCACAGATCAAGTGGTCACAGCGACAAGTAAAGATTTGCGCAACGTGCTAATTGCTATGAATCGTGCGGTT